GCCTAGAAGAGATCGTCTCTGTTTTTAATGGGTTCCCAAGCTTTTAGTGAAATTTGAGTCTTGTCTTTTTCTGAGAGTAATGGGATAGAATTTGGTGTCGGCATGTTTACCTCATGCTGATAAATCGTGGGCATGTTTACCTCATGCTTGCGGCCCTTGAGCGCTTCAATAGCGTTCATGGAATACCTCCACCGGTCGGCAAAACCGTGGGGGTTTTTATTTCTCTATTGTGGTTCCCTTATCGTTTCTTGTCGTTAAGGCGTGCTTCGATAGCCTCATGCTTAAGGCGGTGCTGCTCCATGAGGCGCTCGCCTGCTTCCCGCTCGCGCTGTTCTTTCTCGAGAATGTGCTGACGAGCTATCAGATCGTCCTCTTGGCTAAGCCCTTTATATGCAGGGTAAACGATGGGCTTAGCGGGACGGTCGTAGTGGTCGTAAACTTTGAAGCCGATCCAGCCTAGAGTAAATGTAGCCCAGTAGATTGACAGTGCGGTTAAGAGTTTGTTTTGCATGTTAGAGGCTCCGTTAGTTGTTAAAAAGCTTATCGGTAGATCGGTGAAAAACTTTAGCCATTATTTTTAGAATGCCTCGGGCATTTCGTAAGGATTATCCTTAAGCAATTCTTGCAGGTACTTTTCCTGTACTTCTAATGGCAAATCCTTCTTTACTTCGCCATTAACGATGTACTTTACATCTATCCATCGTTGAAACTCTTTGCTGAGTTTAGATTCTGAGTAAGTAACCCGGTAACTTTTACCAACCGGCGATTTTGTATAAGTGATTTCCTTAGTCCAAACCTTACGGGTTGGGATACCTGCCTCATCGCGTTCCGTCTTTTGAGTGTACGTTGCATGGGTGTAACCGTTTGCATTACTGTCGAAACGGTAAGTAGAGGCTTGACTATCTTGAATGGCCCACATTTCCTCGTCACTAATCTTAGCCTGTTCGCTTAGCTCTTTAGCTTTAGTGTCCATGTCGGCATTCATCTTGTCTGTTCGTTCGTAGAGTTCCTCTACGTCTTTTACGTTTGCAGCTTCCTCTGGATATTTTGCCTGCATACATGCTGTAGAGGTAAGTACGATAGCTAGGATGATGGTTGATACTTTCATTGTCTCTCTCCTTGTTAGTGTTCCCGGCCTTATAAAATGCTTATCGGCAGGTCGGTGAAAAACTTTAGTTTTAATTTTTTAATGCTGCATTAACTGCTTTAGTTGCGTCCTTTAAATCAATGACTTTGTCATGTTGAATCAAAGCCCTTAGATATCCAAAATCATAACCTTTGTAGCGGTTTTCGATTTTTATTCTACAGAACGTCTCCCAGGCATTTTGCTTCTTTAGATAGCGAGCATCCGAGCATTCCAGTAATTCCCAGTCGTAGCCTAACTGAGCTGTATCGTAGATATGATTGCGAACTACACCATAATGTCCGAACCATTCGCTTTTATGAGGAACATCTTCCTCTACGGTCTTAGGCTTTACCTGCTCAACTGGTTTACTTTGCAAAGCAACTGGTTGAACTTGACTGACGACTCTCGATGGTTTTTCGGATTTTGGACCTAATACCAGCTCAGAACAGCTATTAAATCCACCAACTATCAAGATCATTATGAAAGCGAAGCTAAAGAACCCTGGCATTTGTTTTTGATTTTGTTCCATTGTCTCTCTCCTTGTTAGTGTTCCCGACCTTATAAAATGCTTATCGGCAGGTCGGTGAAAAACTTTAGCTCAGCGATATAATAAATTTGGATCCTCGTCGGCGTGGTACAGGCCACCGGCTGGATCTAGTAACCAACCTTCATCCCGGCACACCCTGCATATGGTGTCGTCGTCCTTATCACCGCACACCGCGCAATTGATCAATCTACGGTTGAGCCGGTCTACGTGAGCCGTGGCGGCAGCTTTATTCTCGGGTATATAGTTTACCGAGACGATGCCATCGTCGAAGCTGCGACCATCCTTACGGCAGACCTTCCACATTTGCTGCCCTTCGACCTTACCGAGTACCGCGTGAAACTTGTTCATAGGAAACCTCCTGGTTAATCGTCTGGGTGTTCGTATTCGGGCTCCTGCCACTCGCCGTCCAAGCCCGTCCCGTTACAGTGACGACATTTGCTGCCATCGTAGAGCCCTAAGCCGGATCCATCGCAGAAGTTGCAAAATGTCTCTTTCTCGTTTTTTTGGTACTTGCGTGTCATGCTTAGTCCTCCGTCGTTGCCTTATAAAATGCTTATCGGTAGATCGGTGAAAAACTTGAGTAAAAAAAATGGGGGTAAAACCCCCGTTCGATAGCTTACTTTGCACGCCAGTAGATCCGACCTTTTACTTCAGGGTATCCCTCGGGAGTCTGCGGCCACATATAGATGTCGATCTTACCCTCAATGGCTAGCGTTCGGACGGCGGCAAAGATTTGCGGCTTATTGGTCGGTTTAAAGTTTAGCTCGTCAAATTCGCCCTTGAAGTCTACCCAGACCATCTTGCCGACCGACCAGTCGTAGCAAGCTACATACGAGTTCTTGCGGGTACGCTTAGGCTTTTCGATATGGCCTTTGTTCGTGTTGTCTACCTTTTCCGCCGTTACCATTTGCCCGTCTGCACCGACTGTCATGACTATCGTAGCGTCCTCGAATGCCTCTGGATACATCGGCTCTACGACTAGCGTAGACTCTGGGTTCTGACTTGTAGCGAGGACACTACCATCGCTAGCGAGAGTAATAGCGATACCTGCATCGTTTGCGATTTGCTCTAGGGAAACTTTCTTAATGCGCTTTGCCATGTCGGGATCCTTTCTCGTCGTCTGCGCTGGACCCTATGTCCCGCGCCTTATAAAATGCTTATCGGCAGATCGTTGGAAAACTTTAGGCCAGACGCGAAAAAAAATAGGACTCGGAAAAATCGAGGGAAAACGCTATAAGGGAAGGCACCGAACGACGAAAGGAATAGAGATCGTGACAATAGTTGACGAGGATATCGACCGCTTTAGAGCGTACATAGACAGCGTAGGCTGGAAGTTCGCTAAGAGTTACTCTACCCATCCCCACTGGTACACCGTCCGCTGGGATCGTCCCGACCTAGACGACACCTTCATAGAGTTTACCAACTACATTCGCACGAACGGTTACATAGAGTATTTTTACCGAAAGCCGTTCACGTTCTTTGTGATTGACGAGTTTAAGTATTGGACGATGGGTGAACCCATCTACGGGCCTGACGAAGTCCCTAAAAGGGTAAACACCTACATCATGAACCGCGCTAAAATAAACGCCATCTACGGGCAACAACGATGAGAATAATCATCCGAGCAGTCGCCGAACGTGCGGCAATGGTTGACTACCTGCTCTCCGAGCTCCCCGATGCCGAGGTAGTCTGGGACGTAACGAGGAACGCCCTCGATACCTTCCTGGAAGCCCTAAGACGGGCAGGAAACGAGCCCGCCGTGCATATGGAGGACGACACCCTACTAACCTCGAACTTTCGCCAAAAGCTAACGGCGGCTATCGAGGAACGACCGGCAGTCATAAGCCAATTCTTTTCAATGCGTAAGGATGATTTGACGGTAGGCAGTCGATGGGACAAGAACTTTCTAATGGGACAGTGCTTTTACATGCCCGCTACCTACTCCCACCAGCTTTTGGACTACTCCGCTCGCTGGCCGGGACGAGCTAAGCATCCAACCGGCCTGGACACTATGCTGTCGGACTGGCTTAAGGAACGCCACGAATCCTATTGGATCCACATCCCGTCGTTGGTAGAACACAGACAAGTCAAAAGTGCTATCGACTCCCGGCGCTCCAGCAAACGCCAGAGCAAAACCTTTCAGCCATGATGGGGTAAGCCTATGTATTATTCAGCCCTCGGTGATAAAGGTGGCATCAAATACGCTCGCAAGTTCCCCCCCGCCGTCTACGGGCAGCGTTTTCGACTCCGAAATAACGGGATTGTGTTTACGCACGACCTCATAGCCGATGGGATCCCGCCAGAGTATTACGCCGGGATGGATAAACCGGACGTTATATACACGGAAATTGCATGGCAACACGGCCTCAAGGTGTTCAACGAGGAAGCTAACCGCGATCACGGCTACGAGGACTATCTAAAAGCCGTTGCCCAGCTTATCGACGAAACCTCACAACCGGCCTACATCGTCCTAGGAAAGCAAACCCTCAAAAAGCTCCCTACGCCAGTATGGAAAACGCCGATCCTCTTGAATGCAGGGCAATCCATCCTCGCCGCGTATCGACCGGACGAAGCCATCACGGCAGAGATGCTTGTGCCCAACGACAAGTACACCGTTATCGACTGCCTCAAAGCCCTCGCCCGGTTCTACGACCGCATCGCCGATCCGTGCTGTGGCCTCGGACAGTCGGGACGCATATTCCTTGAGTACGGCGGCTCATTCACACTATCCGACTATAATGGACGGGTAATCACTGCATGCAGGCAACTCTATGGCTAAGGTAGCTAGTTCCAAAAAGATCTTTCTGAAGCAGACCGTTTTCGATGCAGCCTTAGAGCGGATCGAATGGGTGTTCAACGAGTTCGAGCACGTAGTCGTGGGCTTTTCCGGTGGTAAGGACTCGACCGTCACCCTACAGCTAGCCCTGCGCGTTGCCCGTAAACTAGGACGCACCCCGCTCGACGTGATGTTTTTAGACCAAGAAGCCGAATGGCTAGCAACCATAGCCGCCGTCCGACAGGTAGCCTCGATACCAGACGTGCGAATGCACTGGCTTCAGTTCCCCTTTCGCATGTTCAACGCGACCTCGTCCGAACACCCTTGGCTGTTTGCATGGGAACCCGGCGTCGATTGGGTACGACCAAAGGAACCGGACTCCATCCAGGAAAACCGGATCGGCACCGACCGCTTTCATGAAGTTTTCCCGGCCTGGATTGCCACCGAATACCCCAAGACCGAAGCCGTCTACCTCGCCGGAGTACGGTGCGAAGAGTCACCCAACCGTGCTCGAGGACTGGTGGCGGGAAACGTGCACAAGGGAGTCACCTGGGGAAAGGTGCTCAGCCCCTACCACAAGACGTTCTACCCCCTCTATGATTGGTCCTATATCGACATTTGGAAGGCGATCCACGATAACTTCTGGCCGTATTGCTCCCTCTACGACAGTTTCTACCAGTATGGAGTACCGCACCGCGATATGCGCGTGTCCAACCTGCACCACGAAACCGCCGTCCGATCACTGTTTATGCTTCAGGAGCTAGAACCAACCAACTATGCTAAGATAGTTAGGCGTATTCCAGGCGTGGACATGGCCGGGAAGCTTTCCGACAACTACTTCTGTCCGAAGGAACTACCGGGTGCCTTTGGAACGTGGAAGGAATACCGCGACTACCTGACGATGGTACTCCTGCCCGAACCCTGGCAGGAAAAGTTCTACCGCGAGTACGAGCGGCAAGACCTGCTCTACCTCAAATACTTTGGCGATGGCCTCTACCGACGACAGATAGCCTCGGTAATGACCAACGATCACGAGTTCGTAAAGATGCGTGCTATCTCACTACCGAAGGAACAATGGAATGATTTCAAGCGACATCGAGTCGAAGTTAGGCGAGCTAATCCAGACGTATGGCCACAACGCAATCGTAACGACCTTGAAGAGATTGCAGAAGAACCCTAATCCGGTCGTCGCCGTTCACCTGTTGCCTATCGAGAAAGTCGAGGCAAACAACTATAACCCGAACGCGGTAGCTCCAAACGAAATGAAGCTGCTCTACATCTCCATCCGAGAGGACGGTTACACGCAACCGGTCGTGACCATCTACGATCAGGAGCGGGATAAATACGTTATCATTGACGGCTTTCATCGCTATACCATCATGCGGACTAACCGCGATATCTACGAAGCCAACAAGGGACTCCTGCCCGCCGTAGTCCTCGAGAAAAACATTAACCAGCGTATGGCCTCGACCGTCCGTCACAACCGAGCTCGAGGCAAGCACTCGATTAACGGCATGAGTTCCATGATTATGCAAATGCTCCACAACGGCATGAGCGACAAGGAAGTCTGCCTTAAACTAGGGCTTGAAACCGAAGAACTGTTACGCCTAAAACACACGACAGGCTTTGCTAAACTATTTGGTGACGTTACCTATTCCCGAGCATGGGAAACCTATCGACAACGCGAGGAACTACGCAATGCACGCCTACGAAGTGAACCAAAATCCACCTGAGATTATCCTTCTGCCAATCGACGATATTAAGCCCTACTGGCGAAACGCTCGCCGGAACGATGCCACCGTCGAAGTGCTTAAGCTGTCCATCCAAGAGTACGGCTACCGGCAACTCATCCTCGTTGATGCCGACCATACCATCATCCTAGGCCATGCTCGTCTTAAAGCCCTACGCGCTCTCGGCTATAAGGAAGTACACGTTCAGATTGCACGCGATCTGTCCGAGGAAAAGGTAAAAGCCTACCGAATCATCGACAATAAGGCTGGCGAGAAAAGCCGCTGGGATCTTGAGCAACTCGTCCCCGAGCTCCGCTCGATCAACCTTGGCGCTTTTGAGCTTGCCTTTCCCGAACTCAAAATTGCACCGATTGACGTTAAATTTGACACCCCAGCAGTCAATACGCAAAACTACAGTCAGATATCCTTCGACGACCATAACGACGAGGACGACGACACCGACGCCGTCCTTGCCAGTCGTCCTAACGATGCCTTTGAACGGACTCAGGATAAGCTTAGCAACCAGTTTACCGAGGCCAGCAAGGCTAAGGCATCATCCCTTATGGACGTTGAATGCCCGGAGTGCGGTTCGCATTTTACGGTAGCTAAGGAATGAGAGGATTCCCATGGCAGAGCAGGAAAAGCAGAAAACGGGAGCTAAAAGTCGCTACAAGGAAAAATACTGCGACATGGTTATCGAGCACCTAAACGGCGGTCAATCATTGGCTAGTTTCGCTCGAAGCATAGGAACGCACCGCGAGGTTATATGGGCTTGGCGCAAGAAATATCCAGAGTTTAATCATGCTTGTTTGACAGGTCTTGAAGCAGCTCAGGTTTGGTGGGAGAACCTAGCATCCATTGTTGCTACCGGAAAAAACATGGATATCGAAACCGATGAAAAGTCCCCCAACTATGGTAAGCCTAAGCTACCGTATACGAACCCAGGCATGATTATGTTCTTAATGAAGCAACGATTTGCCGACTATAGGCGCGACAAGCAATCGTTTGACGATGAAAGGGAAGCTACCGGGTCGGCGCGGCCAACACTAGAGCCACAGGAACTCGACAATGAAATCGAACGACGACTGGAGAAACGACGACTACTCCGAGAAAATGGAGCTACTGGAACTGTTAAGAGAGGCCGACCGTTCGGAAGCAAGACGAAACTTGATTAGTTTCACCATGGAGATGATGCCTAGTTACCGCGCTAACTGGCATCATAGGCTTATCGCTAGTACCCTCGACCGTATCCTTACCACACCGACTATGCGCATCCAGATCTGGGTGCCACCCCAATACGGCAAAAGCCAGCTAACGAGTAGGATGCTCCCGGCCTTCCTATTGGGACAGGATCCCACGCAAAAGATCATCTTAGCGTCTTACTCAGGGCACCTAGCCGACTCTTTTAACCGCGACTGCCAGAAGGTTATGATGTCGCCCGCCTATCGGGAACTTTTCCCGAATACCGTTATTCAGAATCCCTCGAATAAGCGCCTTAGATTAACCAGTAACCTCGTCGAAACCTCGGCGGGGGGTTATCTATTCTCGGTAGGGGTCGGCGGCTCTACGACCGGGAAAACGGCTACCGCTATGATCTGTGACGACTTAACTAAGGACTGGCGACAGGCTCAACAGAAAGGCCAGCGAGACTTTATCTACGAGTGGTTCAACTCCGTTGCCCAAACACGCTGTACGAAGGACGCTCCGATCATTGTCATGAACACCCGCTGGCATATGGACGATATCAGCGGTCGTCTACTCAAGAAGGCTGAAGATGATCCCGAAGCCTCGCAGTATGAGGTTTTGTCGATCCCGGCGGCTTACGATCCGAACCTTCCCCACATTCACCCGGACGATCCTAGGACGGAGAAAGGCGAAGCCCTATGGCCGGAGGTTAAAGGCGACGACGTGTTCCTAGAGCGACTCAAACGGGACGTTGGCGACCGCGTATGGTCAGCCCTCTACCAGCAGTATCCAAAGACGGATGGCGGTAACATTATCAAAGAGAGCTGGATCAAATACTATAGCCAGCTACCGTTCTCCCCCGGCTCGATTACGGCAGCGAACAGCCTTCAGTCGTGGGATTTAACCTTTAAGGAAACGGGTAGTAGCTACGTCGTGGGCATCGTTATGGTTCGCTATCAAGATGCGTTTTACATCGTAGATATGTTTCGCGAGAAAACCGATATCGTAGGAACCATGGAAGCTTTCAAAGAAATGTCGGGAAAGTACCGATTTGCCCAACAGCTTATTGAGGATAAAGCCAACGGACCTGCTATCATAAGCCTGTTAAGGAAGCAGTTCCCTAACATTGTCCCCGTAAAGCCTACCTCGACCAAGGACGAACGCTTACACGTCGTTTCGCCCTTATTCGAGCAGGGAAGGGTGTTTTTACCGACGAACGCGCCATGGACAAGGCTCATGGTAGAAGAGCTGACCAGCTTCCCGGCTTCGTCAAACGACGATATAGTGGACGCTATTAGTCAAGGACTACAACATTTCAATAAATTGTCGGGATCACGCCGACTGGAGGCAATGTCAAGATTATGAGAAAAGCCAAAGTCAAAAAGTTGACTCCCAGTAGATTCATTAAGGATGGGTGGGCAAACGTCCTCTCCGGTATTGGTACTAATCTCGATAAGCAATCGTATGCCCGTCCTATGTGGGTTGGACTGGATAAAGGTAACGCCGAGTCGATCTTTGCCGCAGACGACATCGGATCAAAGATTGCCTCGATAGTTCCCGACGATGGAACACGCGAAGGCATTGATTGGATTATCCCTAGTCAGGATACTAACGACATAACCAAGTTTTTAGAGAAAGAGTTCGACCGCCTGCACGTATGGAAGCAGATATCATGGGCATGGACACTCGCTCGCGTCTACGGGGGAAGCCTCATCTACTTATCGTGCGACGATAATAAGGATGCGTCAGAACCTCTTGATCTTAACAGTATCGAGCGTGTAAACTCTCTGATAGTGTTCGACCGTTGGCAATTTCATGTCGATCAATCCGATATCATAACAAACCTCAACGATCCCGACTTCGGGAAGCCCGCCTATTACAACTTTCGTGTCGGTTCAGGTGCATGGAACGACGAAACCATCCTACGGATCCATTATTCCCGCGTCCTTCGGTTCGATGGACAGAGATTGCCAACTCGTCTCTATGCTCAAAATGGGTATTGGCACGATTCTATCTACGCAAAGCTTTATAAGTCCATCCGAAACTATTCAACTAGCTATGATTCTGTCGCCACAATCATGACTGACTTTAACCAGCCTGTGTTCAAGGTTGAGGGCCTAGCCGAAGCCCTTGCAATGGATCAGGATCAGCTCGTTATGAAAAAAATCGAGACGGTAAACCTTTCTCGCTCGGTTGCCCGTGCGGTTATCCTCGATAAGCAGGACGACTTTTCTACGGTTGGCGCATCGGTAGGTGGACTTTCCGACCTTCTGCGCATGACCACCGACCGTCTCGTTTCCGGGACTGGCATACCGCACACCCGCCTGCTCGGCGAATCTCCGTCCGGCCTAGGCGCGACAGGACGGAGCGAATTAACCGACTACTACGATATGGTGAAAGCCGCTCAAGAGCAGAACCTTCGTGGTCCCCTAGACTACCTGCATCAGCTCTTGTTTCAACAGGACGGCGCACCTCTTATGCCGGAAGGCTTTAGCTTTGTCTTTAGGCCGCTCTACCAGACGGATGAGGCGACTAAGATTGCGACGAGAAAAGTGCAGGCCGATATTGATGCAATCTACATCGAGAAAGGCGTCTACGATCCCAAGACCGTAGCCAAGTCTCGTTTCGGTAGTGGCGAGTACAGCTTCGAGACGACTATCGACCATGAGATGCTTGAGTCAACCGAGTTCGAGGACTTAGAGGAACGAACCGAGGAACCCGAACCAGATGAAGCATTAACAGAAGAACAAACGCTTCTTGCGCGAGGACCGATAAATGGCGAAGAAGAAACCATCGACCGTTAAGACATCCGATATTCAAAAGCGGTATGATGTGGACTTTGCCCGTATGGAGCGCGAGTCGAAGGAAGCCTATAAGCTATACTTTCAGCTCTTTATTGACCAAGTCCTGCCTTACCTAAAAACTCTCGTTCCCGGTACGACACTCGATGCAAGCGAGGCCGACCAGAATAGGCTTCGCCAGCTATTGCAGCAGATCACCGGAGCGATGCAGTCGCAGTTTAACCTTGGTAAGTTGCAAAAACTTACCGGGGAAACATTTCAAAACATCCGGTTAAAGAGCCAGAAGAACTTCGAGAAAACCCTACAAGCTCAGATAACGGTTGCCGCTAACCAGAAAAACCTTACGGGAGCTATCGAAGCATCTAAAGGTTTAGTCTCATCGCTGTCGGCGGGTATGTCGCAGGACTTAGCGAATATCCAGACGAGGATGGCGAACCAAACGGGACTCGACCTGTTCGTGCAACAGGAAGCCGCCGGGGGAACCGCCATCGCCTCGCGAGTCCTTAACGGAGTATCGGCTGGGGAACGATGGGAAAGTATCGCTCGAGCGGTTCTAGGGACGGCAAATCCCGAGTCTGGCGAGGCTATCGTCCGATCCGCTCCGAAGGATACCGAGGCGCGAAAAGCTTTAAATAAGGCGAAGTTTATCGCTCGTAACGCTACCTCAACCGTAATTGGGGAATATGATAAGCGGCAGTCAGCCGAAGCCGGTATTGAAATCTATATGTGGCAGACCGCCGAGGACGAAAGGGTTCGCCCGACACATAAAAGTTTGAACCAAAAAGTTTTCGCCTGGAACCCTAGCACTAAGGCACCAACGGAGATACAATACGGCAAAAGCTCATACGTTAAAGGAAGGGTTATCCCGCAAGCGAGTGATCCCACCTATAAC